TCACACTCCTATTTATGCAATTTGCACATACTCAATGATGAACGTAAATGAACCCGCTGTTGTGGCATCGACAGTATTAGTGATGTTGCAGTAGATTGTACGTTCTGCAGAGGTGTACTGAACAGAGGCTGGAGCAGTAGTGCCGTCCTGAGTTTGCAAAACCAACGCGGTTATAGTCACGTTATGCTCAACAACAGTCGTGCCGCCATCTAAGATTTCATCAGTCTGAGCCGCAACGATCTGTGCGCCAGAGCTAGATGTTCCAACTTCATAACCAATATCACCTGTGCCGATTACTGGCGAGGTATCACAGAAAATCTTAATGTCTGTGATGATTGTGTTTGCCGGTTGTGTGAACTCACCAATGGTCGGACTATCGCCTGCGGTAGTGTTTACAGTAACTCCTGTCGCAAAACCAACGTGCTTTACATACTTGTTGGTAACAATACCAGTAGACGCGGTGCTTGCCACAGTGGTTTCTGTACCTGTTGTGGAGTCTGTAGAAATTATTTGAAAACCGTTTTCAGACCGTACTGGTCCTGAAAATGTAGAATTACCCATGATTATCTCCTGTCTTGGGTTAAGTCAGATGCTTCATGCACCTGTCAGGGATACCGTGATTGTACAATACGTTTAAACAAAAAGAAAGGGGCCATCCGAAGACGGCCCCAGTTTACAATACAGGGAGGTTGTATCGCAATATTATACGCCAGGAGAACCAAAAACGCAACGAGGATCTGAGAACCCAAACGAGTAACGCTCACGGGCTTTAAACCGCATGTTACCAGTGTCAAAGTCCGCTTCCATGTTGGTTGAAAGAGGCGTCCGCTCAAAGTGAATGAACCCGCGAGGAGCATCGGTCAAAACAAAAAACGCATCTGGATCTGTCAAAAAGTCGTTGACGGCGTAACCACCGGGCAACATTCCCATAGACTTCACTGCGTTTATATCGTTGTCCGAAGTGCCTACCCGAAGTTCAGTGTTGAGTATCCGTTGAGCTACAAACTGTAGCTGGCGCGGAATAATCATCTTCACACCACGAAGAGCAACCTTCAGGCCACGCTCATCAACGAAGCCAGCGATGTTGATAAGAGCGTCCTCAAGAGAGGTTTCGTTCAAATCAGCGGCTGACACGTTGTCGAGAGTTCCACCGTTAGTCAGTGGGTGGTTGGATGCACAAAGAGCAACCCCGTCACCACCTGCCGAAGCACCCGCAGTAAACGCATTGTTAAGAACCGCAGCGGCCTTAACTTGTTTACTGTGAGCCATCGAACGAGCAAGGGCTTTGGTATAGCGTGATCCAAGACGATCATAGAGATTGTCCTCAATTGCTTCTTCCGTAATCGAGAAGGCCAACGCCAGCGTTTCATGATTATAACGAGCGGTGTACGCTTCGTTAGCATCATCGTAACTTATGTTACTTCCCTCTGCCTTAGTGGGCGCAGCGCCAAATCCACTGAGCATCACCTCTTCCTCGAACGCTCTGTCCGAAGATTCGGTTGTGTAGATTTCTGCGTGTTGACCCTCGTACCGGTCGTATTCCATTCCAAACAGTGCGTTTAGGCCGGGTTCTAGCTCTTTCGCTAGTTGTGCGCGAGAAATAGCCATTATCTATACCCTTCCTTATACGCCAGTTGTTGAAACAGTGCCAGCTGCAATGGAGCCTGTCGGCGCATTGAAGTGGTTGTTTAAACGAACGATTAACGGGATACCAGCAGCGGTAAAGTCGCTATTTTCTGGGTCATCAAGAACACCCATAATACGACAGAACAACGTGTTGGTGGTTGCGATGGTATTTAAATCCGCAGTTGCAGAAGAAATACCAGTGGTAGTAGAACCACTATTACCTGTAGCTAACGCAATGTTAGCAAAGACCGCAGCACGAACTTCAGCCTCAGTGTTTGCCGCAGCAACAACGTTAGACGTTGCGATGGTAAACAGTTGAGCAGGATTGTCGTACACAAAAGCCTTTACAGGGAAGTTAGAGTCCGCTCCAGATCCAGGCCAATAGTTGGAAAAGATCTTTTCACCGGTAGTAGAAGACACGTATTCGCAACCGTTGAACACACCAACCGTAGAAACGTTACCGCCAGCCGCAGCTTGCAGATCGTCAATTACTCCCGCAGCCAACGGAATAACCGCCATGCCTTGGAAGATTGGGTTGCTGTTATCTGATGCGATACGATATTCAGTTGTACCGGTGGTGTTAGCGGCCGAACCTAAAACACCATACGGGCGGAACCCGAAAGCGACATTAGAATTTGCCATGATAGCACCTCAAATTTTATTCGGACCCGCTTCCGCGACCTCCGAAAGTTACACGGGATTGCCGGTTATTACTAATCGGCATTGAAGGATGTTGCTCCTTCATTAAGTCAGAATCTACAGCGACCATTTGATCTCGGGTCCGTAACCCGTAGTAATCGGCTCGTTCTTTCGCTGTTTCTTCAGGCAGTCTGCAAAGCATTAGTCCACCGTTACCGATTATCCCTGAATACTGACCCTCATCTATTGTGGGGTAAGCATGGTCGGGGTACTCATCTGCGCGAACAGGTTCCCATCCTTCACGAAATTTGGAATAGACATTTGTTTTGTCTTCCTCACCACGCATGGATATTCGGATCCATCGTTGCACATAACCCACCGGGGGGTCAGGAGCCTCTAATCGTTGGGGCGGAGCCCATGGTTTACGCCGCTCAGTTTTTTCGCGAGTTGAGCTTTCTCGAGTTTTTCTTTCAGCCATGGTCTAATCCTTCACAAATTTTGCGTATTCAGCGAGAGGGACGTTAAGTTTCTTCGCCATAATAACTTGCCTCTGGGTCAGCCTGACCGACTTAGTACGCTTCTGGTTAGTGTTACGAGAGGCTGAGGATGCAGCAGAAGCGACCTGGGCACCCCCTCCCGATTTCTTAACGGCAAACTTATTTGGAAACTCCGAACGCATCCGCCTATCTACCTCTGTATAGTAGTCATCGGACGTTGGGTCAAACCCTTCTTGAGTAACCATCCTATTGTGGATAGCAAACACAGACGCCGTCATTACGTCATCGTCACCAAACCAAGTGTTTTTCTTAGCCCAAGCATCTGCTTTAGGGTCTACTTGTGGTGCCTGTTGTTGTTGAGGAGCGGCCGGCTGTTGAACAGGTTGTTGCGCCTGTTGTTCTACCCGCTGTTTAGCAGCGGCAAAGCGGCTTTCATCGTATTGAGCCCTGTTTAAAGCCTTTTGCGCGGCCAACATTGCTTCAGTATCGCCCTCGTCCGCGGCTTGAAGATATGCTTTCTCCGCTGCGGAAGTCTCAGACTGAACACGATTTCCGTACTCATTGAGATACCCAGTATCTAATTGTTGAACTCTTGCCTGAAGCTGCCTGTTTTGCTCTGCTAGCTTTTCCGCAACCTTAGTCGCTTCTTCTCGGCTAACCTGTTCATCACGATACCGCTGGTTAAGTTGGCGTATGCGTTTCTGCACACCCTTACTATACTCATCCAGTTCCTCCGGATCTTCCGCTACAGGTTCAGGAACAATTTCAACTTCGGGCTCTGGTTCAGAAGAGGCCTTCGCTTCTTTAGGCTCCTCTTCTTGACCCTCAATCTCAACTTCAATTTCTTCTTCTACCTCGTTAGACATGTCTGACATCATCTGGCTCCAACAATGTTGCAATTACTTCATCGTCATTAAGAATACGAACTTCTCCACCCTCAATCTTAAATCGAGATCCGGAGTATCTGCCGATGCAAACCCATTGGCCTTCTTTACACCAAGGTGTGCCTTCAAACTTGTCTTGATCCTTATATGCCAAAGGGCCCAACTTGAGAACATATGCCACAACAGTAGCAACAGTTTCTCTTTCCCGAACCTCGTCCGGTATATGCAGGCCAGAAGCTGTCTTTGATTTTCCTTGATATGGCATGACCAAAACCCGCCATCCGGTAGGTTGTGGTAATCTTTCCATCAAGGTCTTGTCCAGAAGGGAAGGGTCTAACACCCGAGCTTCTGGGGGAACATACGCTGTTTCGGAAACATCTTTAGATCGATTGTCCTTAACTTTTTTAGCTACATGTTCAGGAAGAAATAATGTCTTCGACATCGTCTTGATTACTCTCCAACAGGGTCTTGATTTCTTCTTGCGCTAGGGAAAGGCCCCGAATTTCCCCGACAAGCATCTTGTAGTCTTCCCAAGTTTTAACGCTACCTTGGGACATAGCGAATGCAATGTCACTCTCCCTTGCACGAAGAACTTTGTATAAGTACTTAGAAAAGTCTACGACATCCATGATTGTATCCGTATGGCCGTCTTATGACGTTGTCAATCGTCGTTGTATATATTGTCGAAGATTTTAGTAACGTCTAACGTGTAATCTAGGTCAGACTTAGAGTAGTGAATGTGCTGAGATGGGCGAAAGTCAGGGGCGCCCTCCCCCGTTTCAAACCAAGCAGGGTGCGTTACCCGCACTCGATTGTTAGGCAAAGCTACAATATTACCCGTATACTCACCCGCATCCAACAACTCCAATACATGGCTCTGCTTATGCTGGGCAGGATCATCAGCTATCTCGCTGTCCGTGTAATCCACTGTAAACAAATACTTTGCAGGATAGAACTCACTGTCTATCTTTGCCATCCAAGGACAAGGCGTTGCCCTGTCTAACTTGTAAACCGCATGAGTATGCGATGAACAATCCCAAGGTTGGGCCGAATGTACCGGCATTGGCATAGGCCACTCCTCGTATGGAGTATCCGCCACTAACGCCGTGATTGGCATTCTTGCCCACATTGCGCCACCATGCACGTTAGGTGTGTCTTCTATGTCAGCCTCACAACCAGTGAAGATAACCTGAAAACTTAAACACCTATTAGGCATAGTGGTGACGGCAATTGCCATCGCATGTAAAAACTCCCCGTGATACCCGTTATGATTATATGTATACTCTCTCCGTACCCAGCATTTAAAATGTGGGATATTACTTTGAAGGTATGGCATTTTGCTCCTTAATAAATAGAATGTTTCGTTGGATCTTCTAAACGTGTCGGCACACAGTACGCTACAGCGCGATCTGATAACCCAATCCCATGAGTAGAGTACCTCTTAACCAATGACTCAGCTACCTTGTTGCAGTAGTTTACCTGTTTAAAGTACATGTCATCAATAACTAAAGTACGCTCGTCCCCATACCCTAGATACAGCATGAGGACGAACACATGCATCAGAACATGATCTCAAAATGTGGAGCATCGATAAAGGGCCTACGAGATTGAGATCTACGGGTGTCTATGTAGGAAACCATCGCATGTTCCGCCGTTCCAGGGTAATCCCCTAGATCGTCAATAGTCCACGCAGCGCCCCACCGTAGTTTCACTCCCGCAGCCGCGGCGCCCTCCTTCATGGCATCAGCAATCTCGTCGTATAAGTTTAGCTCCCACCGGCCACCGCCCTCGCAGTAAGCCATCAAATCGACAGCGTTGCCGTCAATGTGTTTTGATTTCATGGTTTGCGAGGCCCCTTTTGCGACCAACGCCCTCTGTTCGTCTATCGTTCTCAGTCCGCAAATCACACTGAAGTCCTGCTTCGTAACGCCGATAGCGTACTTCACGACCGTTACCAGTTCTTCGTTGACACCTTCTAGCCTTGATAGGCTTCGCTTTCCTAACTTGTATCCCATAATTATTTCCCCGCATATTTAGAGATTGCTCTATTTCCAAACCAAAAGGCCAATACTGCACTGAACAAACCAGAGGTTTCTCCATCCCACATTAGATCAACGGCCTGCATCCAATCACCGCCAGCCTGCGTAACCTTAACCATAATCACAACCTTCGTGGCTACGAACAATCCGAAAAAGGCATAAGTAACAATAGGACGAACACTACCCCGAAGACCGTTGATAAATCCGCCAGCGTCGATAGATCGGTCATGCTCATACAATCCCTTCGTTTCCGCGATATCTGCCTGCTTATCTAACTCAACTAGCTTCATCTCAGAACGTTTCTGAGCAAGCTCTGTCTCTAGTTGCATCATCTCCATACGATGCTTTTGTTGTTGGTTAGCTTTAAAATAACTAAGTACCTCGGGGAGAAATGAACTCCCAAAGCCTAGTAAACTGCCCAGTAATGCCATCATTTTTCTGATCCTAACCATACGGCGAAGGCGCCCGTCATGGCGCCCGTTACGGTTGCAGTCAGCGCAGTAGCTTGCGTACTGACAACATCCTGCGGCAACGACATAAACCACTCAATCACACGAATATACATAACAGTCATCACCAACATCATAAGACGAGGCATAACCTTCCACGCCAAAAACTTCTCCATAGTCATTAGAAACCTCCTTTCAGGCCATCTAATATCTCCGATAAACTAGGGCGTTTATCCTTCTTCTCATAAAGACAACTAAAAACCTTCGGACACTCTGAAAAACTCTTCGTAGGGTAATGATACCCCAAGCCACCATATCCCGCTGTGAACCTATAAACACACACCTTTTGACCGTTTTCGGCTGTAAACCGTTTCCATAAGTGACACTGAACATGCGTGGGGTTGGCTACTCCCGCAAGAGCAACAGAAAGAATTAATGCATGGATCATTGTGTAACCAACATTATTAAATACATACCACCACCTAAAACACCAATTATACCAAGACTTAACGCAGCAATAGCCATGTTGTTCTGTATCTGGCGTTTGGCTTCCATAGCCTTATATACAGTCTCTTCTCGTTCAGCGCGTATCTTGCGCCGCATACCCAACATCTCATCGTAAGTCCCCAAGCCAAACCTGTAGTCCAGCATGAACTTAATTTCTTTTTCTTTTTCAAGCAGGGTCTTTTTGCGGATCACGATATCCATAGCTTGCTGTTCTATGTTATCAGTTCCGTGCGTCTTCTTATCCAACCACGTAGGGTTTTTACGTTGTGTTTCTGCCTTGGAAATATCTGCAACAGCACAGTACCACTGCCCAAGCTGTTTGCTAACGTCCTGCATTTCACGGCCGGCGCCAACAAGCATTTTAACGCCTTTAAAGGCCGCGTTAGCTGCTGCAAAGGCTGTGACAGGATCTATCATAACACATCTCTAACTAGGGATTTACCCCCTACGAGCCATAGCTTGACGTTGAACGTCTATACGCTCCCGATTAACATCGTTCCTGTTTTGAGCAATCTCTTCAGTGCTTTCAATCCGAGCGGCATCCGTAACAGCGCGTTGCTCCATCTTAGCAGACTCAAGCATAATCTGGGCCTCGTCCTCTTGAGCCTTACGCTGAAGCTCCTTGTCCTTGATCTCCACCTCTTTCATGCGGATCTGTACCAATGGATCCGACATAGGATCTTGACCCGGAGGCGTAATCTCATCCAGAGTGGCTTTCATAATCTCTAGCTCTTGCGCCGCAACAGCCTTCTCCATCTCAGCAGGGTTCTGCATTTGCTGCTGTACTTCTTGGATTTGCATCTGCGCCGCCATAGGATCGATCAAACCTTGTTGTACCTGTTGCTGTACCTTTTGAACCAACTCTTGGATCTCTTGAACGATACTCGCCCTCGCCTTCATTGAAATATGTTCTTGAAGGTGTGCGTAAAACGTACCCATAACTTGTGGAGAAGTCATAATTAAAGGCGTTCTCATAAACATAACGTGAATAGCTATGTGAGTATCGTGGTCCTGTTCCTCAAAGGCCACCAGTATTTCACCCATCAAACCACGGGCGTTCTCAATAGCAGGGTCCAACGGCTTGGGCTTTGGTGCCGGCGGTAGTATCTCATCAATGTTCTGTACTTCCAACGCCTGATACATACGCCGGTATGCCGCGTGTAAGTTATGCATCTGAGGATTAGATTGCGCCAACTGCAACTGCGTTTGAGCCAAAGTAACCCGCTGCGCCATCGAAAAGATGTTAGGGTCCGACAC